GGAAGTAATGTTAAGTGGCTTCGCAAACGCACAAGTAAAAGCGGAAGGTGCAGGCGTATCTTACGATGATGCACAAGAAACTTTTACTGCTCGTTACACACACGAGACAGTTGCTTTAGCGTTCGCAATCACTGAAGAAGCGATTGAGGACAACTTGTATGATAGACTTGCGTCTAGATATACAAAAGCTTTAGCAAGATCTATGTCAAATGCGAAACAAGTTAAATCTGTAGAACCATTAATTAATGGTTTCACATCATTTAACGCTGGGGACGGTAAACCTTTAATGGCTAACGATCACCCAACTATCGCAGGAACATTCGCGAATGAGTTAGGCACAAGTGCCGACTTAAACGAGACTTCGTTAGAACAAGCTCTTATCGATATCGGTAAGATGACTGACGAGAGAGGTCTACGTGTTGCAGCAAGAGGAGTGAAAATGATCATTCCTTCTGAGCTTCAATTCACAGCTGAGAGATTGATGAAATCTCAAGGTAGAGTTGGAACAGCTGATAACGATGTAAACGCAATCGTATCTATGGGTATGGTTCCTCAAGGTTATAGAGTGAACAATTACCTAACTGATTCAGATGCTTTCTACATCTTAACAGACGTGCCAAATGGCATGAAAATGTTCAACAGAGCTCCATTGAAAACTGCAATGGAAGGTGATTTCGAGACTGGTAACGTTAGATACAAAGCTAGAGAAAGATACTCGTTTGGAGTATCAGACCCTAGAGGTATCTTCGGATCTCCAGGAGCGTAATAATCATATTTTTGTGGCCGGACATAGTTCGGCCACAATCAATAAATAACATGGTGAGATTCATGAAAAAATTTATAGTAAAAATTTGGGCTTACGATTACTACGGAAAATGCGAAGTAGAATCACAAGACGATGCAAATTCATTAGAACAAGCAATCCTTGACAAACTTGGAGAAAATAGTATAGTTTGGGAAAAAACGGGAATGTTTGGTCCGTTGAATAGAATAACCTATGAGGAGGTTGTTAATGATACAAGACCTTTACAAAGCAAAAAGGTCCTTGGAGTTGAAGTGGGAACAGGAGCATCTATCTAATGGTAGATATACTCTTGAAATGGTCAGGATCGATGACAAAGTTAAAGAAGTCATTACAAAGATCAAGCTGGAAGAAGCAGCTATTGCCCACAGGCAGAACACTGTCGAAGGTTCAGCTCCACAAGTTTCAGTAGCTACTTAGTAAAAAGCTACATCGTTGAATAAATTCAATTCACATTACAGGCTCTCTTGCGCTCTAGTTAAAACTAGTATATAGTTTTATCACTATACAATTAATCAGAACGTAGACGAGTATAGTCGACGGCCTAGAGACTGCGTTCGAAAAAACTAGGAGGATAATACTATGGCAAAAACACTATTTAGAGGACCAGTACTGCAAGGTAAATTTAACGAAGCAGGTTTAACTGGATTCAATCTAGAAGAAAAAAAAGCTAACTACACAGTTGCAAATGCAGATTCTGGTAAAACTTTTACATCATCAACTGATGGTATGGTTTTTACTTTACCTGCAATTTCTGTTGGAAGAGTATTTACATTTGTAAATACAGCTCCTGATGGAACTAATGCTATGACTATCAGCCCAAATGCTGCTGATGGTATTTTGTATGCTGGATCTTTAACAGATAACAAAGATCTTATTAATACAAAAACTACACAAAAAGTCGGTGACTTTGTAGTATGTGCATCTTTAAACTCAACAGCACATTGGACGATTGTTGATGTACAAGGTGTATTTGCTAAAGAAGCATAATAAATAATTTAGTGTGGGCTTCGGCCCACACATAAATTTTAAGGAGAACTATGTCAGATCAAAGATTTACAAGAGTAACAGGTACAGGACAGGTAAAGACAATTGCTGGTGGTGCAACTAATATTGGACCATGTAGAATAACTTACATTCAAGCAAAAGGTCATGCTGCCGGTCAACTTGAATTAAGAAATAGTGCAGACAATAGTGGCGCTTTATTATTTCAAGCACACTTTGCAACAGAAGGTTTAGATATTTTTGTTCCTGGTGAAGGAATAAGATTCGAAGACACTGTACATGCTACTATATCAGGAACAGGATCAGTCACTTTAGGTTACACTGGTTAGGGAGGTAAATTGTGGCTAATACTACTTCCGGAACTACAACGTTCGGTAAAGATTTTACTATTGATGAAATAGTAGAGGAATCTTTTGAGCGTTTAGGAATACATAACGTAACGGGTTATCAATTAAAATCTTCAAGAAGATCTCTTAATATTCTTTTACAAGAATGGGGTAATAGAGGTATTCATTATTGGGAAATAAGAGATACTAATATTGATCTTGTTGAAGGACAAGATACATATAAATTATATAGGTCGTCAGCAGAAGCCACGGCTGCTGGAGATCAAGCTACAACAAAAAATAATGCAAACGCTGCTGAAAATATTTTTAGTGTAAGTGATATTTTAGAATCACAATTAAGAGCAAATACTATTGGGTCAACAGATCAATCAGATACACCAATGACAAAAATTGATAGATCAACTTATGGTGGTTTATCAAATAAAAAAACAAAAGGTACACCTAATCAATATTGGGTTGAAAGATTTATAGATAGAACTGAAGTACATGTTTACCCAACACCTGATTCTACCAACGCTGCAAAACATGTTCACATATATTATATAAAAAGAATTGATGATGTTGGAGACTATACAAACTCAACTGATCTACCATTTAGATTTGTACCTTGTATGGTTTCAGGTTTAACTTATTATTTATCTCAAAAATATGCACCACAATTAACCCAAGGTATGAAATTATTATACGAAGATGAACTAGCAAGAGCTCTTGCAGAAGATGGTTCAGCTTCAAGTACTTACATAACACCTAAAACTTATTATCCAGGAACATAATGCCATTATATTCATCAGGAAAAAAAGCACTTGCCATATCAGATAGATCAGGAATGCAATTTCCTTATCAAGAAATGGTAAGAGAATGGAATGGATCGTTAGTTCATATATCAGAATTTGAACCCAAACAACCTCAGTTAGAACCAAAACCAATTTCTGCTGAAGGTGTTGCATTAAGAAATATAAGACCTGCAAGAAAAGAACCACCTGTTGCACTTGCTTTACCTAGTAATCCTTTTAGTGTTACAAACGGAAGTCCTATTTTAACAGTTAGTTTTTTAAACCATGATTTGAAAGTTGGTGATGAAGTTTTATTTTTTAATGCTGCTAGTAATAATTCAATAGAATCTTTTAATTTAGGTACAAACATATTTCCTTTGTTTCATGTTTTAGCGTCTAATTTATCTTCTACAGCTACAACTGTAACTTTTGATGGTAATAATCTTTGTGCTAATACAGGTTTCTTTTTTATACAAAGTTCAACTACACCTGCAACTGGAGCTGCAGAATATGTACCTGTTATTGAAAGAGAAGTTATTCAATATAGCGGTAAATCAGGTGGACAAATATTAACGGGTTTAACAAGAGGAACTAATGCTCAATTTAGAGGTGAGGTTGCGGAAAGCACAACAGCATCTGCACATCCTACTGGAGTAAATATTTTTCCAAGTTTAAAAATTCAAACAGTAATAACAAGAACAGAAAATACTGGAGCTATGCCAGCTACAAAAACAGTCAATATTGGATTTACTGTAACCTTGCCTTATAATGCAACAGGGACTATAACAGGTGGTGGAGAAAATGCATTTGTTAGTCCAATGCTACGAGGTATTAAATAATGGCTTATACATTTCAAAATTTAAAAGACGATATTAGATCATACACAGAAGTTGATGATACAGTTTTAACTGATGCAATTTTAACTACGATGGCTAAAAATGCTGAAAACAGAATATATCGTGATGCTGATTCTGATGATAATAGATTTTATGCTACTTCTAATTTAGCAACTGGTAATAGATATGTAACTATTCCTTCTGATTTAAGAGTTATTAGATATGTTCAATTAAAAAATACCAACGTAACACCTAATGTTCAAACATTTTTAGAAAAAAAAGATACATCATATATGGCTGAATTTTATGATAAGCCTGGAACAGCATCTGGTATTCCAAAATATTATGCTAACTGGGACGCTAATTTTTGGGTCGTGGCCCCAACACCAAATGCTACTTATGAAATAACACTAGCATATATAAAACAACCAGCTAGTATAACGACATCAAATTCAACAACTACTTATTTAAGTAATAAATATCAAGATTTACTTTTATATGGAACTCTAGTAGAAGCATATGGATACTTGAAAGGTCCAGCAGATATGCTACAATACTACGAGCAGTCATATCAAAGGGCTTTAGCTTCGTACTCTATCGAACAACAAGGTAGAAGACGCCGAGACGAATGGCAAGATGGTGCAATTCGTACTCCATTAAAATCACCATCACCATAAACAAGGAGATAAAAAAACATGGCAAATATAGTACCTAATTCTTTCAAGTCTGGTTTGTTAAAAGGAGTATTTAATTTTGATACATCAGGTAATGGAGGAAATACATTTAAGTGTGCTTTATATACTAGTATTGCCGGCTACAGTGCAACATCAACTGTTTACCAAACAGGTAATGAAGTTGGTACGTCAGGAACATCATATTCAGCAGGTGGAAACACATTAACAAATAATGGAGTTGCAGGAACAACAACTGCATTTGTTGATTTTGCTGATTTAACTTTTCCGTCCGTAACATTGACTGCTGCAGGTGCTGCAATATATAAAACAACTGGCGGCGGAAACGAATTAGCTTTGGTATTAGACTTTGGTGGAAATAAAACAGCAACTAATGGAGACTTTATTATTCAGTTTCCTACTGCTGATGCATCAAATGCTATTATTAGACTAGGCGACGCATAATAGTTAGGAATTTAATAAATGGCTTTTGTATTAAACGACAGAGTTAAACAGACTAGTACATCTACTGGTACAGGAACAATTAATTTAACAGGAACCGAAGTAGGTTTCGAAACTTTTGTTGCTGGTATCGGTGATACGAATAGTACGTTCTATTGTATTTCACATGACGGAACATCTGATTTTGAAGTTGGTATTGGAACAGTAACTGATGCAGGTACTGATACACTTTCCAGAACCACAATTATCTCCTCTTCAAATTCAGACAACCTTGTGAATTTTCAAGCAGGAACTAAAACTGTATTTTGTACTTACCCTGCAAAACGAGCTCCGTCTGCAAGTATGACAGCCACAACTTATGTAACAACACACGCATCAACTATTTCTGATGTTCAAACAATGGACTCAGGAGTTTTAGCAGGGCCAGTAACTGTATCAGGAACTGTAACAGTAACAGGTAATTTGGTAATTATATAATGAGTACTTTAGAAGTTAATAAAATTATACCACAGTCAGGAACTAACGTTCAAATTGGTGAAGCTGGAGATAGTCTAACATTTCAAAATGATAGTATTCCAAACTCTGCTTTAGTAAATGAACAAATTACAATCAATGGTGTTGCTGTAAACTTAGGTGGATCTGCTACCATACCTACAGAAACACAACCAACGATTACAGGTATTTCACCTGCTACTATTGATGCAGATGTGGGTGGTACAATAACTTTAACAGGAACAAATTTTGCATCTATACCAAAAGTAGAATTACAAAGAGCAAATGGTTTGGTTCAATTTGCAACTTCTGTTACATTTACAAATGCAACAACAGTTAGTTTTACAACTGGTACAGCAGGTTTAACAAACGGACAAAACGTTAGAATTTTATTAACAAATCCAGACGGTAATGCAGTTAGAAGTTCATCAGATTTAGTTATTTCAGATGGCCCTGTATTTACGACAACAAGTTTACCTAATGGAACAGCTAATCAATCTTATTCACAAAACATAGATGTTACAGGAGATAGTGCTGTAACAATAGCTATCAACTCTGGATCTTCATTACCTTCAGGAATAAGTTTAGGATCTACATCAAATGTAAGTGGGTCTACATATAGAGCAGTTTTATCAGGAACTTTACCAAACACTGCTAGTGAAACTACATACAATTTTACATTAAAAGCAACAGATGCGCAGGCACAGGTAACAACACAAGCGTTGTCAATTACTGGTGAAGTTGGTATAACAAACTCTGGAGGATTCTGTTAATGTCATCAGCAACCGCATATCTTAAAAGAACTGTAGGAACACCTACTAATAGAAAAAAATTTACAGCAAGTATGTGGATTAGAAAAGCCTCAACTGATGTTGAAAGAAATTTTTTTGGTATGATTGGTAGTGGTGATTCTGGGCCTTATATGGATTTTAGATTTGCTACTACTGGTCAATTAGAATTATATCACTATAATAGTGGTTATCAATTTAGATTAACTACTAACAGACGTCTTAGAGATAATAACGCTTGGTATCATTTTGTTTTTACAGTAGACACAACTTTAGCAACAGCAGATGATAGATTTAAAGTTTATGTAAACGGAGTGCAAGAAACATCTTTTGCAAATAGAACAAACCCATCACAAAATTTAGATATTCCAGTTAATGTAAGTGGTAGTTCAGTGGCTGTTGGTCATTATAGAACCCCTAATTCATCTACATTTCCAGGTCAGTTTGCTCATGTTCATTTTGTAGACGGCTCAGCTTTAACACCGTCAACTTTTGGTGAAATAGATTCAACAACAGGAATTTGGAAAGCTAAAACATCGCCAACGGTAACTTATGGAACAAATGGATTCTTTTTAAAATTTGATAACTCAGCAAACATGGGACTTGATTCATCTGGTCAATCAAATAATTTGACAGTTTCGGGTACAATTCTTCAAGTTAAAGATACACCTTCAAATGTATTTTCAACTATAAATTCATTAGACATGAAATGGTGGTGGGGAGATGAAACTAATAATAACATGAGTAATTTTAATACAACAGTTCAAACTGGTAATAGTCAATATTCTAATCCAAGTTCAACTTTAGGTGCTTCAAAGGGAAAATATTATTGGGAAGTAAAACCATTTAATAAAAATGGTGGTAATGATAGTGAATTAATGATTGGAGTTACATCAACTTTTGCTACAAGCTCAGGTTATACTCTTGGGTATTTTCCAAACGATGTTGCTTATAGAGGAAGTGGAGTTAAACAAATTAATAATGCTACCACATCTTATGGCAATTCTTATGCTATTGATGATATTATAGGTGTTGCTATGGATTTAGATAACAACAAATTATATTTTTCTAAAAACGGTGTATTTCAAAATAGTGGTGTACCAACTTCAGGTTCTACTGGTACAGGTGCTATACCATTAACAGATCCAGCTAGTACTGATTTCGGTTTTTATATGCCATCTATAGCTTTTACCAATGGAAGTTATCACGCAAAATTTCATTTAAATATGGGTCTTGGATTTTTTGGTACAACTGCTGTATCATCAGCAGAAAATCCAGATGACGGAATAGGTATATTTGAGTATGATGTCCCAGCGGGCTATCGAGCACTTTGTACTAAATCATTAAACGCACAGGAGTATAGTTAATGGCACAAATTAATAAACCTAACTTACATTTTAATACTAAACTTTATACTGGTAATGGTGGAACACAAGCTGTGACAGGTGTTGGTTTTCAACCAGATTGGGTTTGGATAAAAAATAGAGGTGTCGCAGAAAGTCATGTTTTATTTGATGTTTTAAGAGGAGTACAAAAAGCACTAAATAGTGATAGTTCAAGTGCAGAAGCTACATCATCAAATTATTTAACTGCTTTTGGAACTGATGGTTTTACTGTTGGTGCAAGTGGATTAGTAAATGATAATAGTAATACTTATGCATCATGGAACTGGAAAGCAGGTGGTTCTGGTTCATCAAACTCCGATGGCTCTTTATCTGCAACTCTTTCAGCAAATGCAACAGCAGGTTTTTCAGTTTCAACATTTACAACTCCTGGTTCAGGAACATTTACAGTAGGTCATGGTTTGGGAGTAGCACCAAAAATGGTTATGTATAGACCAACTGGTTCAAGTTCATGGCAAGTAGGTCACGATAGTTTAGGTTGGACAAATTTTCTTGCTTTAAATAATACTGGTGCTTCAGCATCTAACACAGCTTTTGGAAATACAGCACCAACAACTTCTGTTTGGACAGGTAATACTGCTAATGTAGGTACTAATGCTCCATGTGTAGCTTATTGTTTTTCAGAAATAAAGGGTTATTCAAAATTTGGAAAATCCATAGGAAATGGAGATACTAATGGACCATATGTTTATACTGGATTTAAACCTGCTTTTGTTTTAGCAAAAAATTCTAGTATAAGTGATTGGTGGTCAATGTTTGATAATAAAAGATTAGGATTTAACTCATCAGATTCTCCTAGATTATTATTTCCAAATGCAAATTCATCAGAATCAAATTCAAAAATGCTAGATCTTACATCAAATGGTTTTAAAATTAGAAGTTCAAATACTGGAATTAATGGTAATGGAAACACAACAATTTACATGGCATTTGCAGAAAACCCGATTGTAGGAACAAATAACATACCGGCAACGGCAGGATAATTATGAGTGAAATAAAAGTAAATAAAATTAGTCCAAGGTCCGGGACCAACGTACAGCTAGGAGATAGTGGTGATACTATAACTATACCTAGTGGTGCAACGTTTGCTGGAACACAAAACATTGCAAACTCAGCTCTTACAGGTTCAGGACAGATTACAATTAACGGTCAAGCAGTAGCGCTTGGTGGATCAGTAACTATTGCTACAGAAACAAGACCAACTTTTACATCTATAACTCCAAACGTAATTGAAAATGCACAAACAACTTGTGTAATTGCTGGTGGTAGTTTTGCATCTGTACCATTAGTTACAGCAATTAATTCAACTACCGGTGCTAGAGTATCTGCTGATGAAGTAGCTTATAACTCAGCGTCACAAATCACAGTAAAATTTACACTGCCAGTTGATGGTACTTATTTATTATATATTGAAAACCCAGATGGTAATGCAGTTCAAACATCTGCAGTGCTTACAGTTTCTGATGCACCAGCATGGCAAACAGCAGCAGGGTCATTAGGTTCATTTTCTGGTGGCGCAAGTTTTGGTACAATTACATTAACAGCAACTAATTCAGTATCAATGGCAAAAACATCTGGAACATTTCCAGGTGGTATGACATTAAATAGTGGATCAGGTTCGTCTACATTGACTGGAACTGAAACTGGTGCTACAGCTGATACAACGTATACTTTTACTATTCGTGCAACTGATGCTCAAGGGCAAACAGCTGACCGACAGTTTACAGTAACAATTAATTTAGGAGCAAATAACTCTGGACAGTTTAACTAGGATAATATTATGGCAAATAGTTATTTAACATTTAACGAAACAGCAACACCAGCTAATCAAACTAAATTTACTTATAGTGCTTGGATTAAAAGAAGTAAATTATCAGCTGACCAAACAATTTTTTATAATTACAAAGATTCTAGTAATTATGGTTATATGTATTTTAGGTCTGGAGATGATTTAAGATATTTTGATAGAGTAGCAGGTGGAGATACTGCAATATTTGCAACAACAAGAAAATTTAGAGATACTTCAGCATGGTATCATTTAGTATTACAGGTAGATACAACACAAGGAACAAATACAAATAGACTTAAATTTTATGTAAATGGGGTTCAAGAAACTCTTGCTGAAACTACTTATCCAAATCAAGACCAAGCCCTTTCTTTACCTAGAGAAGGAGTAAGAACTATTGGTGCAAGTAATGGTGGTAGTAATCTTTTTGAAGGTTATCAAAGTCATGTTGCATTTGTAGATAGCACATCTCCAGCTTACACAACATTTGGTGAAACAGATTCAACATCAGGTATTTGGAAATTTAAATCACCATCTGGTGTTACTTGGGGTAATACAGGTTTTCATTTAAAATTTGAAAACTCTGCAGCACTTGGTACAGATAGTTCTGGTAACTCAAGCACATTTACAGTTAATGGAAATTTAAAACAAGCACTTGATACACCATCAAATGTTTATGCTACTTTTAATCCACTTCATTTTCAAGCTGGTAGAGCTTTAACAATGTCAAATGGTAATGGGAAGATTGCATCTAATCAAAATAATTGGCAACCAATAGGAAGTACACTTGCAGTACCCCCTAAAACAGGTAAGTGGTATTGGGAATTTTCACAATTTATTGAAGCACAAACTTTTGTAGGTTTTATATCAAGTGAATGTAATATAAATATTAATTTACCTTACCAAGCAACTGATGGAATGATTACATATTTTTATGCAGGAAGATTAACAAATGATGGTAGTGAAACTGAAAGTTATTTTACAGCAATATCTGCAACAACAGATGTAGTTGGAGTTGCTTTGGATATGACAGCAGGTACTTATGGACAAGTTCAATTTTATCTTAATGGTTCTCCAACAGGTTCAGCAGTAGCTTTAGGCTCATCTTTTGCTAACCAGTTTGTAATGCCTTTTGCTATGTGTAATGGTACTGGTGGTAGAAGTGTTAGTATTAACACAGGCAACGGATATTTTGGTACTACAGCTATAACTTCTGCTGGTTCAAATGGTAATGGAAGTTTATTTGAATATGATGTACCATCTGGATATTACGCATTGAATACAAAAAATATTAACACATACGGATAACAAATAATATGGCATACTCAACAATCTCAAAACCTAGCTTACATTTTAATACTAAACTTTATACAGGTAATGGTGGAACACAATCAATCACAGGTGTTGGATTTCAACCTGATTGGGTATGGCTTAAAAAAAGAAATAGCACAGCAGATCATGGACTATATGATGCTGTAAGAGGTGTAACAAAACAGTTATATTCTAATGATACAGCAGCAGAGGCTACAAATGCTAATTCATTAACAGCTTTTGGAACTGATGGATTTAGTATTGGAACATCATCAATGATTAATGGAAACTCTGATACTTTTGCATCATGGAACTGGAAAGCAGGAACTGGACAAGGTTCATCAAATACAGATGGTTCTATAAATACTACTTACACTTCTGTTAATACGACAGCAGGTTTTTCTATAAATCAATACACAGGTACAGGTGCAACTGCAACAGTTGGGCATGGTTTGGGTGTAGTACCAGATTTTATGATTATAAAAAAATATAGTGCTTCTGGTACTCAATGGACTATTTATCATAAACAATTAGGCCCTACTAAACACATACTTTTTACAACTGGAGCAGAAGTTACACAAGCTAATTATTGGAATGACACAGCTCCAACTAATTTAGTTTGGACTATGGGAAATCAAAGTGAAATAAATGGTAGTGGTACTACTAATATTTGTTATGCTTTTGCAGAAAAAAAAGGCTACTCAAAATTTGGAAGCTATGTTGGTAATGCAAGTACAAATGGTACATTTATTTACACAGGATTTAAACCAGCTATGGTTATATTAAAAGACTCTACAAGTGTATCAAATTGGATGATATATGATAATAAAAGAGAAGGTTACAATGTTGATAATGACCATTTAAAAATAAACAATTCTGATGCAGAAGGTACTTCTGATGATTTGGATATTTTATCTAATGGATTTAAATTAAGAACAAGTGGCAATGGAGAAAATAAAGCTAATGCAACTTTTATCTACATGGCAATAGCAGCAGAACCTCTTGTAGCTAATGTAGGAGCAAGTATACCGGCAACGGCTAGATAATTATGAGTAGTATATTAAAAGTAGATACAATTCAGGACCAGAATGGTAATCTGATCATCAGTAAAGATTCTGGTGGTGGAGGATTTGAAGGGACTTATTTTTCTTCATCGAGCCCAAAAGTATTTACAGTTAAAGTTATTACTAAAACTGCAGCTTCTCCGTATCACAATGTTGGAAGCAATAATGGTTATTCAATTAATGCTATTGAAACACCTATCATAGAATTAAAAGGTAATGATACAGGTAAACCATACTACTATAAATTTGATCAATCAGATGCATCTAACTCTGGTCATCCATTAAGATTTTACAATAACGTATCAAAGACAACTGCATTTACAACAGGTGTAACTACATCTGGTACACCAGGACAAGCTGGTGCACATACAACTATTGCTGTTGATAATGATACACCAAACATTTTATACTACCAATGTTCATCACATGCGAACATGGGTAATTTTATAAATCATAATTCATCTACAATTAACACAGGTGTATTTTTAAAATTACCAGCAGCTGATGGTACAGCGAATCAAGTAATCTCGACTAACGGATCGGGTACATTATCTTTTTCTGATAGTGTTCTTTTTCCAACTATAGGTTCTATTAGTCCAAGTGTTGTTGAAAACACACAAACAGCTATAACACTTACAGGTACAAATTTTAAAGATAGTTCTACACCACCTTTTGTTGATGCAATCAATGCATCTACTGG